CCCCGAAGGGATCAACTATGCAAACAGTATCCAAAAGTAAGCGAAAGCCACCAATAGCGACAAAGAGCAGAAAGGGTGTCCCGAACAAAGCCACGGCGCAACTTAAAGAGATGATTCTGACCGCATTATCAAATGCTGGGGGTGCAGATTATCTAGAGAGAAGGGCAAACGACCCGCGCACCGCTTCTGCTTTTATCAGCCTGATCGGCAAAGTCCTGCCCATGACGATAGCAGGCGACCCTAACGCGCCGCTCATGACCGTCACCCGTATCGAGTTGATCGCCCTTGACCGCGCAACAGATCAAGCTTCCGCGTAAGCTGATCCCGGTATTTGATGGGGAGGCTGACGTAAGGGGCGCTTACGGAGGTCGCGGCTCTGGCAAAACACGGTCATTTGCCAAGATGACTGCGGTCAGGGCCTACATGTGGTCAAGGTCCGGGCGTGAGGGGATTATCCTGTGCGGCAGGCAATATCAAAACTCGCTGGAAGATTCAAGTCTTGAAGAAGTCAAGCAGGCCATCAAGTCAGAGCCGTGGCTGGAGTCGTATTTTGATCTTGGTGAAAAGTACATCAAGACCAAGGACAGGCGCATCAGCTACAGCTTTTCCGGGCTGGACCGGAACATAGAAAGCATCAAGTCAACGGCCAAGATATTGCTGTGCTGGGTCGACGAAGCTGAGCCGGTAACCGAAGAAGCCTGGCAAATCCTGATCCCGACACTGCGCGAGGAAGACTCAGAGCTATGGGTGACGTGGAACCCAAGGCGCAAGGCCAGCGCAACCAACAAGCGATTTAGGGAAACAAAAGACAAGAGAACAAAGATCGTAGAGCTGAACTGGCGCGACAACCCGCGCTTCCCGGAAAAGCTCGAACGAGAACGGATCAAAGACCAAGAGGAGCGCCCGGACAGTTACGAGCATGTCTGGGAGGGTGGGTTTTTATCCGTCATGACCGGCGCTTACTTCGCCAAGCACCTGACCCAGGCAAAAGCCGAGGGACGCATCGGACGGGTAGGCGCCGACCCACTGATGAGCCTGAGGGCCTTTGTGGATATTGGCGGCACCGGACGCAATGCCGATGCATTCTCGATCTGGATTGCCCAGTTCATCGGGAAAGAAATTCGCGTACTCAATTACTACGAGGCGCAAGGCCAGCCACTGGCAACGCACCTCAACTGGCTGAGGCAGCAGGGCTACACAAGCGACAAGCTCACGATCTGGCTGCCGCATGACGGCAACACCAACGACAAGGTCTATGACGTGTCGTACAAGAGCGCCCTGACCGATGCCGGCTATGCGGTCGAGGTCGTGCCAAATCAGGGCAAGGGCGCGGCAATGGCCCGGGTTGAATGCGCCAGACGTGCCTTTCCGCAGATGTGGTTCAACGAAGCAACAACGCAGGCCGGGATTGATGCCGTCGGCTGGTACCACGAAAAGATTGATGAAAACCGGAATGTCGGGCTTGGCCCTGAGCATGACTGGTCAAGCCATGGCGCTGATGCCTTTGGCTTGATGGCAATTGTATATGACGCGGTGGGCGCTGCCAGCCCGCAAGCGCAGGCGATCAAATACAAACAGGGACGGTACATCGCGTAATGAAAATGGACTGCAAAACATGAAAAAAATGACGGATGAAGACCTGCTTGATATCTTGCAGCGCCATGAAAATTCAGCAGCGACTTACGTGCATGGTCAGCTTGGCACCGAGCGCGAGCTGTCAATGCGTGAATACCATCGCCTGCCCTATGGCAACGAGGAGGACGGCTGGAGCCATATTGTCGCCAGCGACATACAGGATACCGTGGAGTGGATACTACCGGTGCTTCTTAAAATATTTTCAAGCACCGACAAGGCCGTATCTTTCGATCCGACGCGCGAGAGCGATGTCAAGGGTGCCGAGCAGGCGACCGACACCTGCAACTACGTGTTTTTCAAGCAAAACAACGGATTTCTGATCCTGTACACGGCTTTCAAGGATGCGCTCACGGTAAAAAACAGTGCGACCATGTGGCGCAAAGAGACGGTAGAGACGGTTTCAACCATCCCGTTTAAAGGTGCCTCTGAGGAGATGATCGCCATGTTGATGCAGGGCGAAGACGCGCAAATCCAGGAGTCAACACCCGCGCCAATATTAGACCAGCAGGGCCAGCCGCAGATTGACCCAATGACCGGCCAGCCGATGATGGGCTACAACGGCAGGATCAAGATGACAGAGAAAAAAACCGTCATCAAGGTCGAATCCTTTGCTCCTGAAGATTTACTGGTAGCACGCGACTGGACCAGTCCGCTGCTTGACGAGTGCCCGTATGTGGCCCGCATGATGCTGGTCAGCCTGAGCGATGTCAAGCTGATGGGCTTTAAAGACGTCACGGCCATGGAGCTGCGCGCCAGCGACCAGTCTGACTACAGCGCCGACGCATCGTTTCGACTTAGTAAAGTCAATCAGGCCGACGCGCTATTTAGTGAACATCGCTACGATGAGCAAACTGACGACGACTCTATGGCCGAGGGCTGGCTGCGGCTGGAGTACATTCTGGCCGATGTCGATGGCGATGGCATTGCAGAGCGGATTTGCGTTTATCGGCTGCGGGACAAAATCCTCAAGACCGAGGTTTGCAGCCACGTCCCGATTGCTACATTCAGCCCAATATTGAACACGCATCGCTGGGACGGCATGAGCATGTCCGATGTGGTGTCAGACCTGCAAAAGCTGCACACCGAATTGTTGCGGCAGACCCTGAACAACCTGTACCTGACAAACAATCCGCGCACCAAGGTGCTGACGGATGCCAATTGGAGCCCGCTTGCCAACATTGATGACCTGCTTGACAGCCGTGCCGGCGGCATTATCAGGCAGCGCGACGCCAATGCAGTCACCGAGCAGGTAACGCCCTTCAGCGCTGGCGCATCCATGCCGATGCTCGAATATGTGGAGCAGATGCGCGAGACCCGGACCGGCGTCAGTCGCACCAGCCAGGGGTTGAACCCGGACTCACTCAACAACACCGCCACCGGTCGGCAGATCGACGCCAGCGCCGCAGCGCAACGCATTGAATTGATCGCACGCATCGCCGCCGAGACGCTGCTCAAGCCCATTTTCCGTGGGATTTTGAAACTGTTGACCGAAGGCGGCATGGAAAAGCTGGCGTTCCGGCTGCGTGACGAGTTTATCGAGTATGACCCGAACGAATGGCGCGACCAGTACGACATGACGGTCAACGTCGGTCTGGGAACCGGAGACACACAGCAAAAGGCCCAGCAGTTGATGATGATTTTGCAGATGCAGCAATCGGGGCTCGCACTGGGTCTGGCAACACCCAAGCATATCTACAACGCCCAGGCCAAGCTGGTAGAAAACGCCGGTTTCAAGGACATTCAGAACTTCATTCAGGACCCGGACAAAGCGCCTCCGCAACAACCGCAAGTGCCGCTGCCGTTGCAGATCGAGCAGATGAAGCTGCAAGGCGCTCAACAGACGGAACAGCTCAAGGCACAACTGGCCGATCAATTGCAACAGCGTGAAATACAGCGTGATATTCAGCTAGAGCAAAACAAGCAGGAGATGCAGGCCAGGGACACAATGAACACGCAACTGCTTGAAGCTGAAAAAGCCAAGCTGGACGCGCAGATTGCGCAGGAAAAATACAACTCAGACCAGATGCACTCAATGCAGTTGGAGCAGATCAGGCTGGATTCAGCCCGCATGATTGCCGAACTCAAGGCCGCAACAGATATTGAAGTTGCAAAAATCAAGGCGCTGAACACGCTCGACACAATTTCTCTGAATGCGCAGAACGCCGCCGGTCTTGAGGTCTCATCGACGCTGGGTGACCCAATGGCGCAACAACCAGAGGGGTTTGACATGGCCGCCATGTTGCAGGCCATGAGCGGAAAAATGGACGCCATGCACGCACAGTTGCAGGCACCCAGAAAGATCGTCAGAGGCCCGGACGGCAAGGCTGTAGGGGTCGATATAGGCGGGATGGTAAAGCCGATTAACAGAGACGCCGGTGGGCGCGTACAGGGCTATTAACCCAAGGAAAACATCATGAGCATCGTTTACGCAGCAGCAACCAAAACCGCCCGCATGACGGCCATCGTGACCGCCATCGGCGCATCCGGCAAGCTCAAGCTGTGGGCCGCTGACGGCACCACGCTGCTGGCCACTTTCACCCTTGCGGCCACGGCAGGAACAGTTTCCGGGTCCGTCCTGACGTTCTCGGATGCCAATGGCGCAACGGCGGGCATACTCAACACCACGGCCAGCGCGGCAGGCACGGCAACCAAGGCCAGCATCACGACCTCAGCCGACGTCGATGTGGTGACCAATGCGCTGACGGTCGGCACCACGGGCACCGATATTGTGCTGGACAACAACGTGTTCACCCTGTCGCAGGCGATCACGATCAATTCCGGTACGCTCACCCACGCGTAAGGGTTGATATGGCAGTTCCCGTCACACAATTACAAATACTGCGCTTAATCCTGCAGATCGAGCAAAACCTGAATGGTTTGCAGCTGGATTTTCGCAATAACGCCATTTCATGGAAAGCATCCGCAACCGCGCAAAATCCAGATGTTGCAACGCTTGCGAAGTGGATGAATGATGCCGCTTTGTCTTACCAGTCGCGGTTGTCGTGGCTTCCAGAGCTGCAACTGAACGCAACGGCGTGGAGCAAAGCTGCGGCGCTATGGACCATCATTGGAGGAACGAATGCTGAGTTTACATCGCTGTTGGCTCCCTTCAACGCGGTCGCAAATCAGCTAGGCCCAGCCGACAAAACCACGTATGCAAAAATTATTGCCGTCTGCGATCAAATCCTTGCGGCGATTGATGCACCTTTGAGTCTCTGGCCGGAGTAAGCAATGGCCTTACCGCAAGGCATAAATTTCAGGGCAACGGCTGGGTACGTTACAGACCCGGCTGGCACAACCTATCAAACTGCGGCCACAGCCAATTACCCATTTACAACCCCGCAGGGAAACAATGTGGGGTGGGAAGCGGCCCTGGTTGGAGGGACGAGGGACCGTTCCACCACAGTTAACGCGCGGCTTGCTGGAATTAACTACACAGCAGCCTCAGCAACAGCGAAGAAATACAGGTTTGACCTGCCCGCTGCTGGCTCGTATAACGTCCGCGTTGCAATGGGTGACGCGGGGTCGTCAAACGGTGCATATTGCCAGTTGTTTGACAATGTGACGCTCCTGTCCACACTCGTCACAGATCACACCAGCACCGGCGCTGCTGGGAATTTTTACGATGCAACAGATACGCTGCTCACGGCGGCGGCATGGCCGGGAAGCAATACGGCCTACGCGGCGACATTTGCAAGCACAATTGCCCGATTTAGCATCGCACCTGCGGCGGGCGGAAATTACGCTGTAGCGCACTTGTACATTGAGTCCGCGGCGGGCGGCGGCGCAACAGGCACACTAACAGCAACGGAAAGCAGCACAGACACCGGCGCATTCAGCGGCTCGCTACTCAC